CATCAGCCATTCTTTACTCCTGATTATGCGTCAGCAAACATAGTGACTAGAGTTCCAGAACCTAGCACTATACCTTCGACAGCATATTTATCATTTGCAACAGCAGTTACTTTAATGATGCTTCCTGCAAGTCCACCTTTGGTTGAACCATTAAGAGTAATAACATCATTGCTTGCACCAGAAATAAAAGTTTTACCAGTTGCATTGTTAACTCCTGTATATAGACCACCGACAAATTTATCCGTGCCATCGGTAAGAATATCCATATCAGTTGCTGCTGTTTCAACTACGAATAGAAACGTAGCACCTAAATTATTAGTTTGATTAGGATCGCTATCAGTTGTAGTAGTTGAAGCATCGATAGTTGGTAAAGTAAATTTACCATCTGCATCGTTAGTTGTTAAAATTTTTCCCGCATGTGCAGCCACAGTTAAAGTTGTGTCTGCAGTTAAACTGACCACATTCGCATTACCTGCAGCTATAAAGCCTGCAAGCGATTTGATTGGTCCACTAAAAGTTGTTTTCGCCATATTAAGTCTCCTTAATTAAATCTATCGTCTTGGCAAGTCTGCTAGGACAGTCGATAGATAGTTTTAAAAAATCCTAGAAACAGAAAAAGGGAAGCCGAAGCTTCCCTTAATTCTATCTATTAACTAGACCCCGGACTTCCGAAGATACCTAGTGGATCAGATACTCCAAAGGAATATCTTTCTCTAGCTTTGTATCTGACGTTGCCAGTATCAAAGTCACCATCCATGCTAGTAGTCATAGGACTTCTAACAAAGTGCTTCATACCATCAGGTATATCTGTGGTAATGAAGAACGCATTGGTATCAGTAAGATAATTGTTAACAACAAAACCTTCAGGAATTACTCCGTTAGTTTTGATAGCGTTAATGTCATTATCTGCTGTACCAACTCGATAGTCACTCTGTAACAATCTAGTTGCTACGAACTGAAGATCAGAAGGTATGATTAACTTCTGAGGTCTTGCAGCTATTTTGAGACCACGCTCATCGGTGTATTTTCCGATTTGAATTACTGCATCTTCTAAAGATGTTTCATTCAAGTCAGCACCAGTTGCAGGTCTGTTTGAGTTAGTTGCACCATTAACAAGTGGGTGAGCTGTGCTAAATAAAGTAACACCATCACCACTATTAAAAGAAGTAAATCCATTGTTTAACAATGAAGTTGCTTTTACTTGTTTTGTGTACGCCATTGCACGAGCCAAGGCTTTGGTATATCTAGCAGAAAGCGAGACATAGAGGTTATCCTCCATAGCTTCTTCTGTTATAGCATATCCCATAGCTATTGTTTCGTGAGTATATCTAGCGACAAAAGACTCTTGTGCTGTATCGTAATTGATAGCAGAACCTTCATCTTTTACTGGAGCAGCACCGAAACCTGATAACTTTAACTCTTCTTCGAAACTTCTTTCGGAGTTCTCAGTCGCATAAATTTCTTCATGCTGGTTTTCATGCATCGTGTACTCTTCGCCAAAGAGGGCATTTAATCCCGGAAGGAGCTGTTTAAGCTCATTCGCTCTTGATATTGCAGCCATAATTTATTCTCCTTAACCGATACCGGTTGAATTCAGGAGCTGATGTCCTGCGTTAAACATTACTAGTACGTCAGTATTACTATCACCAATAGCACTATCAGGACCATCGACAAAGTCAATAATCTTTAGTGGTAAGGTATTAGTAGTAGCTGCTGTACTCCCATCGACAGCATTCTTGCTTGTTCCAACCGCAGTCGAGCCAGCAGTCTGAATTACCGCTACATTTTTCCCAAGGTCATCTTGAGATAATGCTTCGTCAGATTGCATTTGCATGACTAAGAATGGATCGGAAGCAACGTATGCCATTATATCGCTAGCATTGGTAGATGCCGGATAGTATTGATTAAAGGTCGCTTGACCAGTAGAAGGATCAGTATAAGAAACTCCTAAGAACACACCAATCGGAGTCATGGAAGTAGTTCCAGTATCCTTTTGGATTGTTGTATTAGGATTGTCATCCGCCCACTTTACAAAGTCACCATAAAAGATTGAAGTGCCATAACTAGCAGCAATCTTATAGTGAGTAATCTTTGCATTGTAAACACATGATACGGCTGATCCCATTGGTCTAGCACCCATAGGTGTAGCTGATGAAGCCATATTTTACTCCTCTGTAAAATTAATTACAGAATATAATTATTAAACAAAGACTCTAGGAGTCTTTACCAAAAGTCGTTTTTGTTTTGCGTTCAAATACTTGTTTGGTAGCCATTCTGCTGTCTTGGTCTTTGAAGAAAGTATTGTCAACAGCTTCTGTTTGCTCTCTTGCAATTTTGTCAAAGTGTGCAGCTCTAGCGTCTGCATCTTCTTTTGGCATCTTACATAAAAGCTGTCCGCCTATTTCAACATTACCTTTCTTTGCCCAATCAGATTCGTGATCCATCATATGTATCTGTAACTCTGGATGATCTTCCAAACGACAGGGTTGCCATCCTTCACGAAATCTTCTAGATACATTTGGATTATCAGAGTTTCCTACTAAGGAAGTTCTGATCCATCTGAATACCCAACCATCTTGGTGGTCAGGATCAGGTAGGTTACCTTGGTTTTCCCAGTTCTTAGCACGCTGGGTAGCCTCTCGACTATTTAATCCCCTAGGGGAACGCTCTTGGTTCTCAGAAGATTCTGCAGAATTTTCCTCCACATTAGTTGTGTTATCTTGCTCTGTCATGTTTGCTCCTTTAATAATTGATTTGCATACTGCTCCGGACTAATACCAAGTTGTCGAGCTATCTTAACTTGAGTCTGGGTCAGACGTACTTGCGAGGGTTTCTTTGTACCACTATCCCTCGATGTGGGTGCTACAACTGTTTGAGGTTGTCGCTTTGGAGTCTCTTCCTGTATTTCTATAGGTGGAGTTACTCCGAAAAAGTTTGGATATTTACCACGCATTTCTTCATCTATCTTAGCGTAATAAGTCTCTGCTTGTGTGCTAGGGTCTACACCTTGTTGTTTTAAGGTCTGATCTAAATACATTGCATAGCTAGTCATCTCTCTATGCGTAGGATCAGTTCCCATAAACCAAGGGTTTTTACTTGACCATGCTTGCAAGGCTGGATCAGTTGGCTGTTGTACTTCTTCTTCAGGAATGTTTTTAATTATTTCCTCTTGTACATTCTCTGCCATCCTGCTTGCAGTTTGTTCAGCTAGCACAGCCTTTGATAGTTGCTCTTGTGCTTCTGCCATTTTTTCTGCATCGCCTGCTTCATAAGCAGCTTTGTACATAGTCTGAGCGTTTTGTTTTGCCCATACTGCATTGTTTGCTGCTTGCTTATTTAAAACTTCTCCGCCTTGATCAACCATGGCTTGAAGTTTTTTATTCTCTGAGAGTAAGCTTTGAAGTCTTTGCACAGCTTCAGATGATTCTCTAACTGCTGCTTCTTTAGCTCTACGCTCTTCGTGAAACTCATACTTGAGTTTGTTAATTCTATCTCCAGCTCTTTTACTGTAATCAGTAATCTCTTGATCAACTGTATCATCAGTAACTTCTACTTCTGGATTTTCTACTTTTGGTGGTCTACGATCTTCTTCTGGAGTATCGTCTACTATTTCAACTGATAGTCCTTCATCAACTTCAGTTTGTATTTCAGTAGTTTGACCAAAAAATTTATCTTCGTCAGACATTCTTGGTTCTGGAATGTTAGGCTCTTCGTTTATTATTTCTGTTTCACTCATGCTCTTACTACTCCTGCTGGGTCTTCGACAACTGCTTCCACAGTATCATCGTTTATTAAACGAAACTCTTGTCCATACATAACCATGCGAGTGCCAGAATAAGCACGGAAAATAACCCAGTCACCTTTTTTGCACCATGGTCCAGAAGCAAATCTTTTCTTATCGTTATATGCTTCAGGTCCTAACTCAAGAACATATCCGCAGATGTTACCTACTTCTTCGTTCTTTATTGTTTGGGTTGATTTAATAATACCACCTTCTGTCTTTTCATCAGCTTGTGGCATAGCAACTAAAATTTTCCAACCCTTTGGATCAGGTAGTTGTTTTCTAGCTACGTCAGGTTCTGGTGTCTTTACCGCTTCTGTCATAATGTTTGCACGACTTTAGGAGTCGAGTTCCTTTAGCGAGAGTGTCTGTCTATCCAGTCAGCCATCTCTCTTTCTGCGAGGTTTAAACCCTCGATAATTCCACATAGCCTTTTGTATTCTTCGTGATCTTTGATCGTACCATTGGCTAGGTGATCCTTGTGATCAGCAATTAAATCCTTGATTCTAGTTTTCAGAAAATCTGAAAGTGCTAATTCTTGGAACTCATCACTCATCTCTGTCTAAATTCTGTGCTATATCTTTTGCAATGTCAATACCTTGCTTGTATCTTTCTACTGATTTGCTATCAGCTTTCTCCTCTGCATCTAGCATATCACTAGCAACTTTCTGCCCTATGCTAGCACCTGCAATTTGCTCTTGAGATTCTATCCTTTCTCTTTCAATCTCATCTCGGTTTTTAGCTTTCTCTGCATCTAGCTGTATGCGTGCAGCATCGCCAGCAATTTTTCTTTGTACGTCAGCTTCTTTAATTGCTACTTCACGTTCACGCATTTGAATGAGTGGGTCTTGTTGTTGTGCTGCAATTCTATCTTGCTCTGCTTTTGATTGAGAAGTAATCGCAACTCGTTTGGCTGCTTCAGCTACAAGATCAGAAATACGTTTCTCAACATCTGCTGGTAGTGGTTCGCCTTCTGCTGGTAGCGGTATACCCATCTCTTCTTCAACTTGTTTTCTAAACTTCATAGTTAGATGTTGATTTACATAAGCACTTGCATTAGCCAAGATACTTTGTGCTGTAGGACTTGCTTCTATTTTTTGTATTACGTCAGGATTTTGTTGAGCAGCTACAATAGTTTCAATATGTGCTTCATGGTCTTGAGTAACAAAAGCTTGTACTGGTACACCATTGATAAGATTTTGAACTGCAGTTATTGGATCAACAGGTTTGATGTCATCGTTGTTTGGAATAATATCATCTACGTTTCTGATACCTAATGTTTCTAACATTTGCCTATGCAACTCGGGCATATTATAAATTTCAGGAGAAGTTGCTGCCAATTGCATGGCTGCCTGATATTGCATTATCCTTTGTGCCATGGTCGAAGCATTAGGATCAGAGACAGG